TACAACCCTAAGTACTGGTATTATAGAATCAATGGTTGAGTTCCAGTCACCTAAGCTTACCCTTACAACTACAACCCCAGCAACATCTGTTGGTGGCAGCTTAGAGTATGACGGTAAAATTTTATATGGAAATGCATCTTCAGGTAGGGGTGTTATTCCAGTTATGCAAATAGCTTCAGTAGGCACTACTAAGTCATTAAACAACGCTACTGGAGATCAAGATATATTTCCAGCTGCCAATAATCTTATACAGTTAGCTGCAAATACCACATATATTATTCGTGGTTATTTGCTTCTTAATACTGGTACAACAACACAGAGACACTTAGCATTAAAGTTTACAGAAGGCTTCTCCGCAAATCAGCCAACTATTCATTTTGCAACAATTGGTATACCAACAACTAATGGTAGTGTGGTGAGATCACAGGATACTGCATTCTTTAATACAACAGCTGGTGGTACTATTACACTTCAATCTTTTAATACCTCTAATTATAATGTGTGGATTACTGGTGTGATTAAAACACTAGATTCTGTAACAATTACTCCACAAATTGCATTTAGTGCAGCTCCCGGAGGTACTAATACTGTTGGCTTTGGGTCTTATATTGCATTTATTCCTATTGGTACTGATACGATAGCTTCAGTTGGTCCTTGGTCATAAGGAGATTAATCTTATGAGACAAAGCTTCTTTGATACAACGGAGTCTATGCTAACCAGATATGGCATAGATATTGGTTTATTGTTATCTGGTTTCTTTGGTGCATTGCTTCTTGTATCACGGAAGTCGGGGCAAAAGCTTGGCACTAGTTTAGCAGCTTTAATGGCTGGTACTGCTTGTGCTAATTACTTAACACCGATGGTTTTGAACTATATGCCAGAGCCAGTTAAGAATAATGGCAAGTACGCCGTAGCTTTTGCTATGGGATTCTTAGGTCTTAAGGGTCTAGAGTTTTTAATTGATACTTATATTGTCAATAAACAAACGCAAACCCATAAAACTAAAAGAAAGAAGAGGAAACACTAATGGTTCCTGAATTAATATCAATGCTTGGTGGTGGTCTGGTCGGATTTATCTTTCGGTTTATGGCCGAAAAGAGACAAGACCAAAAGGAGATGTTTAATAGACTTCTTCAGTTAAATAATGTACAACAAGAAAATTATGATAAGGCAGCTAAGCGAGTCCCCTTGGATATTGGCAAGGGAATTCGTCAGCTAATTGTCTTAACTGTATTGTTTGCAGCTCTTTGTGCTCCGTTTGTCCTACCCTTCTTTGGTCTACCTACTTTTGTTGAAATAGATGTAAATGAAGAGTCACAGTTATTTGGCCTAATAGGTGGATCTACTAGTAAGATCTTCGTAGAAATCAATGGATATCTCTATTCATCTGAGCTACGGCAAATTCTAGTAAGTATCGTAGGATTCTACTTTGGATCTTCTGCAGCTAGTAACAAGAACTGAGGTATACTATGGTTAAACTATATTTATTATTAATATCCTTACTAACTATAGGATGTAATACAACGCCTAAGATTATACCTGACACTACTGGTGACAGTGTACTAATGATAAAACTCAAGCATGACATCGCTTCTAACGATGTTAACTGTAGCTATGGTTGGTTGTTCTGGTACATACCAATCGCAGTTATTGCTTTGATGTGGGCTTATAAGGAATTTATTAAAAAAAGAAAGGTTCAAAATGAAGTCAAAGAAAATAATGTATAAGGAAATGCCTATGAAAAAGACTGGTAAGAAGGTTGTTAAGAAGAAAGGTGGTAAGTGATGGAAGCTTTTATCGGCTCAATCTGGTTTGCCTGCTTTACATTTGTAGCTGGCTATGTACTTGGTAATGTCTTCGGAATTGCTGAGCTTGGAAAGGTGTTCAAAAAGTGAACACTCCCGAGCTAATCAACGCCCTAAACCGGGAACTGTTGATGAGGCTCATGGAAGATCTAAATGATCCCATGAAGTGCAGCCCCGGTCTGTATACGGTTATTCGTGGGATCGTCAACGATAACCGGGAAGTCTTAGATTCCATCTCCCGCAAGGAACTGGATTCCGTGGAAGAAGCTCTGAAGTCCAAGGCTCCCTTCCGATTCAAGTCAGCCGCCACAGGTTGACTGGCTCCTGAATAAGGAGTTTCGCTACCAGGGGGGCTAGGGTGGCTTAAGTGTCATCCTAGCCTTTTAAAGCGGTCTGGGTAGCCCCGGACCAAAGAATGGCTGTAATGGCCCCCTAGGGGCTGGAAAGAGGTGTCTATGCAAATACCCCAAGAGATGGTTGATGACTTTAGGAATCACCTATGGGCATGCTTCAAGTATCTAGGATTAGGGGAACCTACCCCTATTCAGTACATCATTGCCCAGCGTCTACAGGAGGGGGCCACCGATTTCCAGCTACAGGCAGGCAGAGGCTTTGGCAAGTCTGTAATAGCCGCTTGCTTTGTCAGTTGGCTGTTACTGAAGAATCCTAACAGGACTATCCTAGTTACCTCGGCCACAGCCGATAGAGCTGCTAAGTTTATTTCTCAGACAAGAACAATATTAAGATTAGTTCCTTATTGTAAACACATGGAACCCCAAGACTTTGACAAGGATAATGCCTTTGGTTTTAATTTACATAATCGAAGTATCTTCAGCCAAGACTTGAATCTGACAGCCCGTGGTATCACAGGCCAGATCACAGGTTTACACGCTGATGATATTATTGCCGATGACTTGGAGATCCCAGAGAACTCAGATAGTCCAGCAGCCAGAGAAAAACTATACAACAAGATTCAGGAATTTGAACAGGTAAGAAACAAGGTTTCAGATGGACGGGTTATCTTCCTAGGTACTCCTCAAACAAAGGATAGTATTTATATTAAGCTTAAGGATAACTATAAGATTCTTAAGTTCCCTAGTGAGATGCCAGACACAAATATCCCAGATGAATGTGACGATGTGGATGATTATATCCTATCGCTTGGTATTGATCCGGGTGAGCCTACTCAGCCTGAACGATTCTCAAAAGAAGTATTAAAAAAAGTAGAAGCCAAAATTGGCCCTACCCTATATGCGTTGAACTACAAGCTTATTACCAGCTTGGCAGACAACAAGAAGTATCCGCTACGGCTACAGGATTTAATTGTTTTAGATACAGCCCCCGATGTCTTTCCAGAGAAGGTAGTATGGGCCAACGCTGTTCCTAATAAACGAGTCCCAAGCTATGGCATGAAGGATGACTTGGTATATGAACCCATGTGGATCTCTAACAACTTTGTAGAGTACAGCCAGAGTGCTATGTTCATTGACCCATCAGGTAGAGGTTCTGACGAAACAGCTATCTGTGTGGCATCCACGGTTAATGGATATATCATAGTACATGAGTTGTTTGGATTGCCGGGTGGATATGATACATTTACTTTAGAAAAGATTGCTAAGGTATGCCAGCAATACGACATCAATCTAATTAGATACGAAAGTAACTTTGGTGATGGTATGTTTGGACAGCTTCTACGGCCAGTTATAGCCGAGCTATGCGGCCCAGTAGCCGTGGAAGAGTATCGGGTAACCGGAGCCAAAGAACGCCGTATGCTGAACATCCTAGAGCCTGTAATGGCCCAGCATAAACTGGTGTTCAATACTAAGGCTATCAAAGATCAAGAGACACAAAAGCAAATAACAAGACTAACTGATCGTCGTGGGGCATTGAAACACGATGACCGGGTAGACTGCTTGGCATCTGCAGTGACTTATTGGGCGGATACTGTTGGTATGAACCCAGATACAATTATTGAAAAGAATAAAGAAAAAGAACATCAAGATCAAGTCAAGGAATGGTTAGGCAATAAACGAGTACTTGGCTTATTGGGTAATTCTGTATCAGGTGCTATTCTATTGAATGGTAAACCAATAACAAAGAAACATAAAACAATCTTTAATAGAGGTAGGTAATGATAGGAATAGTAACAGGTATAGGACCGAGAACTGGTACATCATTTACAATGCTTAAGTTAAAAGAAGCAGGAATTCCCATTAAAGGTTATAAAAACTTAGACACATATACAGTGCCTGAGAAAAACCCAGATGGTTATTGGGAATTACTTCCTTATGATTTAGTAGATATGTGTAATAAAGGTTTAGCTAATAACCAAGTTCTAAAGGTATGGCCTGTTCTATTTGATTTCATTAAGCCAGAAGATGTAGCTTGTATAGTTGTCTTACAAAGAAAAAATAAAGACAAGCAAATACAAAGCATCACTAACCTCGTAAAAGAAGAACTTAAACTTCCTCGTTGGGCCGGTATAGAAATACCGCCGCCCGATAAACTTATTAAGATCTATCAAGTAGAAACAGAATTGTTTGTTAATAAACTAGAACCTTCAAAAGTTTTGAATGTTTATACGGAAGATTTAAACATAGAAACAGATAATATTATTTCCTTTTTTAAAAGGAGTTTAACATGCCAGCAATGATTGTAATGGGTGGATTGGCTTTAGCTCAGGGAGTTATGGGAGCTTTTGGTCAATCAGGCCAAGCTAAAGCTCAAGCTATGCAGCAGCAAATGCAGCAAGATCAAGCTAACTTTCAGAATCAATTAAAAGTAGATTCAGACAATAGAGCAATATTACGCCAGCGTCTGGGTCAAGAAATGACAAACCTTTCCATTGCTAAAGCCGCAGGCAAGCAAATGGGTTTACAGAAATTCTACGCAGGGGAGGCTTTAAACAATGCCCGTAGTCAACTGTCTAAAAACACTCAGCAAGTTAATGCTCAGTTCCTCTCAGCCTTATCTTCTAGAGGTATTTCCACAAAGTCAGGCACAGCTAGAGCGCTACTGCGTCAAAATATCGAAGCAACTGAAGCGAACTCCCTTGCACTACGACTCAACGCAGACAGGCAAATGAAGGATATTGAAACCAATTTCCAGAACGCTTTAGCTCAGCGTCGTAATGATTATGTAGAAGCTCAAGCATTTATCCCAACCACTGGTGGTATTGTAGATGCTAGCAGTTCAGCTCTAACAACTGGTCTTATTCAGGCTGGTTTTGGTGGAGTATCTGCTGGTCTTCAAGCAAGCTTCCAGTATGGTGGTAAGGGCGGGTTATCTCAGAGTATAAACCAAGTCTTTCAAGTTGGACCCTAACTATGGATAATATGTTATCACAACTCCAATCTATTGCAAGTGAATCTGCAAACAACACAGCACAAATAAAAAGCACTGAACTAATAGAAGCTACTGAAAAACAAAATCTAGAGTCTATTTTTAATACCGCTTCAACTATGTATCCCGCTAATCAAAAAAATGCTGTTAACTATATCTTGAAAACAGTTAAAACAGATACAATGAAACCAAATACTATTAACAACTATTGGTCATTGTTTGAAACTACTTTTCCAGATTATTCAAGTCAGTTAAAAGAACAACTCATTACCAACATAAAAACAACTCTTAACACCAAACAAAGCGATTCGGAAAAAGAGTTTTATCTGCGAGATCTTGTAGACACTTTACCTCCGTGGGCATCTGAAACCTTTTATCCTACTTTGGCACAAGTATCAATGAATGTTGCAAACGCTAATATGTCTAAAGCTACTCAAGTTTATAAAACAGAACTAGACACAAGAATCCAAGCAATTAGGAACTCTTCTTTAGATCCTGAAGTAGCTAGCTCTGTTC